ACATTGATACCATTTATAGGTAATTCATAATAAGGACTTGACCTATAATAAAAGTTATTTGATGGATGTAAAAATAGGGTATCGTTACAATATAAACTTGTTGGAACATTATTATCGTCAAATACTCTTGTGTTTTGAAAAGAAAAGGCAAAAAGAGAACCATTAATCCAATTATTTGTAAAAATATGTGAAAAGACATTTCTACAAGCAGCAAAATTAATTTGTATCCTTGATGTCCATTCCCATAGTAGTTTGATATCTTTGTCAAGTGATTCAAATGGTGCTGTTATCAAAACATAACAACCATTCTTAATTATTCTTTGTCCATCATATCCATTGGTATAACATAAATCTGTGGATGGTTTAATATCAATTTCAGTATTTACTACTCTATAACATTCCAAAGGTACCAAACTTTGACATGAAAAGGTATCCAAAACTTCTAAATAATTTTCCTCACTAGTTTGAGCAGTGAAGTTGAATGTGGGACTACCAACAGGTGAACCAGAACCAACAGAAAATGTTCCATCAGGGTTAATAATAAAAATACCAAAGTTTATATTTGCCTGCCAAGCATAACTATTTTGTAAATTGTCTGAAGTACTTGTAGATGTTGGTAATCTATCAGACCTCATTATTATTTTATTGTTAATTGCACAATTATTATAACTATAACTATTAGTTTTAGAGTAAGATGGTGAATAGTAATATGCTTCCGCTCTCAAATCTCGGTTGAATGGGGCAACATTAGACTCAACCCTCATAATTTGACCCATAATTGCACCCCCATCTACTATTTCTCTTGGATAATACCCATATGATGGCCAAACATAAAAGGATGGACTTGTACTCGCTTGAGGTTCAACTCGTAAATCACGAGTTCGTATATCATTTTGGACTGGTTTATATCTTTGTCCACCAAAAAAAAGATTTTCTTTGTCTGTCCAAGTAGACATAAACCCATTTTTTAAATCTCTAACATTGTAACTATTGTTTGGTGGTGGATTTGTTCGAGTCAAATTTTCCATCAAACACAAGTAATTAGCAGAACCATTCGTACTACGACTTTGAGTAAAATCAGTAAGTGATGCTGTATTTTGTAAAAAATTACCAGGTGTGTTTGATCCAAGTGATGAATAATAGGAGGGCAAATTCGAACTAAAACCACTGAATCTTGCATCTCCAATTGTACTAGGCCTAAAGTGGTATGATGAATAGTATAAATCTTGGTTCGTATATGAATCAGCAATAGTTATATCTCCATTTGGATAATCATGTCTTACTGCAGTATACGAACCTCTAATTGGTATGTTAAGTTTATAATTACCTCTTACTCTCATTTCACCTTGAGGTCTTCCTAAAAAGTCCAAAGGATAACCAAATAACCTACTTAAATCATATTCTATTTCTCCTGTTGTTGAGTAAGGGTCAACACCTCTAACCATAAAAACGATAACTTGTTGATTATAATCCCTGAAGTTTCTAAAAGGTAATGCTTCTCTTGGGTATGGTTCATAACCATTTCTGTTCCATACTTTATCATTTTGTCTCAATACATGATATAACATACGAGGGTCAAAAACTCTATTTTTGGGAGAATTTGAACCATACGCACCAGGTATATAATTCACATAGCTATTTACATTACCAAAAATTATTCCATCAACATAACATTGATTAACATAGTTTTGCCAAGTCATAGCCGTGATTACCTGAAAATACTCAATGTCTGCTGGAAAATTGTAAGTTTGAGCATCATTAGTTCCTTGGGTTATTGTATAATGAGAATCTCCGTTTACACCACCAGGTCCGAACCAGTCTCCACTTCCATTTGGGTTAGCATATGGTACTGATATTTGTTGTGTTCCCTGATTTATAGTTTGACCAGTACTACTTGGTGTACTAAACTGATTTAAAATAGTATAACCCGTACAATTTACATCATTTGACAAGTCGGGGTTTTGAAAACTTAAAATTGTTCCTGGTCTGAGTTCCCCTAATTTGTCTGGTTTGACCATTAACATCATCGCATTATCTAAATGATATTTTCTGTTACCAAAACCTGAATATACACTAGTAAATGTTATTACGACTTTTGTGTTAACTGAAACTGTTGCTGAACCAACAAGATTCATCAATGTATTCACAACACTAAAAGTATCACCAACAACTGCGGTTTGATTATAAGTTACAGTTTGATTAGCAGGATATGATGTGGAACTAACTGATGAAACTATATTTACCCCCCAACCACCAATATTTTGACCATTCTTAGCCAACTGATAACCATAAGTAATGTAATTAGAGGTATCATTATTTTGAGAGGGTACTTCAGTTATAATATCAATTCTATAATTACCAGCAACTTGTACAGTGTAAGTATAGTTAGAAGTATTGTATGGATTAGTAGGATTTAGTGGTGGTGTTTGAGTTTGTATATTTATAGGAACTATATACCAAGTAAACGCATTTACAGATGATGGTACTATAATGACACCAGTTTGTGCTGCGATGTCTAAGTTATCAGGTCCAAAGTTAGACACACTATTCGTAGGATATCCATTTTCTGTTGGTCTGAAATTAACTTTTATTCTATTCCAACCCCCACCAGGATTGTCTGAAACACTTTGTGAGTTGTCTAACCAATCAAAGTATTTTGCTTTAACATTCAACATATTAATCCTTTCAAACATAGGTAAACTATTAGTAAAGGTTTTAAATGTTGGTGTATCTAAATTAAATGTTTCAAGTTGTGGGGCTAAATTTCTACCATTATTAACTTCATTACCACCCGCCATCAATTGTTGTATAGCAAATGAATTTTCTGTTTGTGGGCCATCAAAATTTATGAATTGATTCAGTGGTGTAATATATGCTAAATTGGATAGATTAGTAGATACACTCGTTTCCAATTCACTCGGACCAGGTCCTAAATATTCTTTACCCTCGTTACACTCACACAAATCACATTCAGGATAGGTTAAGTTTGGAATTTCCATAAATGCTATTTTTCTCCATCCAGGTATTCCAAGACCTTTCATAACCCAAGCTAAAAAATGTGCAACATGTAAAAAAATGTATAGAATTGGTCTTACAATAAAAATTAAAATAATGAATAAGATATATAATATATCAAATCTAAAAAAAGAATCATTAGTAGGAAATTTCACATTTTCACTCTCACAAGTATCATCCAAAATATTTTTTACTGAGATAATTCTGTCGGGTAAATACCCATTTCTATACTGGTCAATTAATTGTGATATTGAGTAAACTTTATTATATGTCATAGGATAAAACCTATCTTCACAAACAATAGCACTCTTTATCATCAGATTACCTTGTGTTGTTCCTGTATCACCATAATCATTCCAATCCACACTAAAAGCATATGATTTGATAGCTTCAGTCCTTCTGTCTGGTGGTACGATAGAATTAAAATCTAATGGGTCTTGACTTGTATTGTTCCAACCATATTCTCTAACATTAGGAACTAAAAAATATCCCCTTTTAATTGTTTCAGATAATTTGGGTGATTGATTCCATTTTATTTTAAATCTATATTTTCCTTTAGTTGGGATACCTTTTTTTGGGTCATTAGATAATACTCTTTCGCCAAACTCATTAGTAATTACATAATCCAAATTCATTGGTACATCAACTAACCAAGCACCATTTTCATCAATAACTTGTCCACCTGACTCCAAATCATAAGTTTCAAGTATTGGTCTACCAAGTTCATCTTCAAAAATAGTTTGTCTAATTGCTAATATTTCACCAGGTCCGGCAACTAAATTACATAATTCACCTTGTTTTGATTTTGGTTTACAATTTCTTCTTTGGTAGTCTTTGTCATTAGTTGAAAAAATTGACCCCATAAAAATTGCAGTAGGTGTGATTGTGACATTGGCTTCGGTTGCCAAGTCAAAGTCCGTTCTAGTAATACCTAAACTACAAACTTCAGGTTGACCCCAAAGTGGTACAACTTCCAATGTTCTATTGAACGATACAATCTGAGGTAGTTCATTTAGATTAGTAGATTTTCTGAATTTTGTACCCGCAACTTGATTTTCAGTTGCAATACCATTTCTTATTAAGTCTTGAGGTGATAAAGAGAATTCCCCAATATCAGATAAGTCAACATCAACATGAATTGTTTGACTACCCAATGGAACACCAAAAATCATATAGTCACCACTATCATTAGTAATTGTTGTATACTTATAATACTTGTCAAATACTTCAATGTAATTTGGGTCTAACAATACTTGTTCCTTATCGAAGAAACTACCTGTAGGTACATGACCACTATGTGATTGTGTTTTTGGTAATAAATTATATCTAAATCCATCATCATTTGTTGATGTTAGTGACCTATATGGATATAAATCAGAAATGATTGGATTTAGTTGGTCTTGGTCAGATAGAGGAATAAATACTGAAATTCTGGCATTTGGAATACCAAATCCATCATTGGCTGTAAGTCTACCAACAATAACTCCATAATCGGAACATTGTCTAGTATAAATTTGACTTTGAGTTATTTTCAGAGATAGAATCTCCAAAAATTCAAAATCTTGTTCCAATTGTATGTTTATTGACTTATCTACACCAACTTGGGTTCTTATTCTATATGAGTTTGACATCAATTACCACTTTTAAGATAAATAGTTTATTTGCTATTTTCATTAAAAAATAAGTAATACGATGTTTAAATAAACCTCTAACTAAAATTAGTTGATTTGAAATTTTTCACCCTAACATTGATGTCTGAATTAGGAAATCTAACTTGATATGTTTGTGTTGGTTCAGCAAAAATAGTATCGTCAATTAACTCAATCTGTCTTGTTTGTGTATTTAGATACCTTTGTGATGTCTGAGATGATGAATATAATCCACCAACTTTATTAAAGAATCTTATTTCAGTAATTGAAATAACCCCATTTTGGGATTGGATTATTCTTCTTAACTCCGACACATTTACATTTTGTCCCATTTCTCTGACTGATGGACTGAAGAATGTTGTAATATCATCAACTATTGTTGTAATTACTTGTCCTTGATTTTGAGTATTATCCAAAACAACATCCACATCAATTGCAAGGTCAATAACATTTGCACTTTCAATCGAAATGTAATCATTTAACATTCTATAGTTTGAAAGGTAATTAGCTAAATTACTTTTCAAAGTACTGGATGTTATTTCAGTAAGCGCTCCATTTGTATCATAAGTTAACAATTTTATTTTGATTTTATTGTTTTCTTCTGTAATACCTACTTTTGCTGGTGCACCATATTGTGATGGCATTGTTCTTATAATTGATTCATAGTCATTAATTGTAACAGCTCTGTTTTGAGCGGCAAAATTATATGAAACATAGTTTCTCACTTCCTCTAATGATGGTACATTTGTACCTCCAATTGCAGCAATTACATTATTACAACTCAATGAATTAACTACAGATGTATTATATGAATCTGAAGGTCCGTTAACAAAGAAATCTATGTTTCCAATATTTGTTATAACACCCACACCTAAATTACTACCAGTACCACCACCAATTCTGTATTGGACAAATAATGTACTATTAGCCTTGAGAGTACTACCAAGAGCGAAATTATTTGAGTACTTATATAAATCAAGTTTATAACCATTTCTTGCAAATTCTCTTAGTTGTTCATCTGCTGATTGACTACCACCACCAAAGGTCATTTTAAGAAAACCCTCAGGTGTGAATTCAGAAATGAATTTTGTATTAACTTGTCTGTATATTCCAACTTTAATACTTGGACTATCGGACACTTTTGTTGGGTCTTCAATGAAAACCCTATCTTGAGCTAATGCTTGGACTTCATACCATCTGTTATCGGCCCCCAAAAATTCTTGGTTTGAAGGTACATTTGCATATTGTGTTCCATCTTTCAAAAGGACACTTGTAATACCTAAAACATTTTTATCAGGTAGAAATAATTCGAAGAATGGTTTTACATCTAAAGCACTGATTGTTCTTTTGAATACTTTTGTAACACCATTAACAACTGTTTCTCTTTTTGTAATTGTATAATTTTGTAATACATTATTAGCATCAAAATTTGGTATTGTTAATCTATTTGGTGTCCCATCGCCACCTACCGCTGAAGCAAAATCAATATCATATACTGTCTCAAATACTTGACCCCCACCATTCACTTGTGATCCTCTTCTTAATATTCCACAATATCTTAAGTCAGGTGCATCACCAAATGCTGGAACAACAATTGAAAAGTCAACTAATGCAACAGAAGGTCTTTGTCCTGGTATTTTGAGACCATATGTTCTTGCTATGTTGTAAATTGAACTTCTTTGTTGGGCATATTGTAGTACTGTTTCTTGAATACTCCTATCAATATTAAATTGTAAATTATCAGTAACTGCGGCATTTAAATCTAATAATGCTGAAAAGATTGAAGCATCATTAAAGTTGTCAACAACATCAGGATAATATGTTCTTGTGAAGTTAATTAGCTCGGTTCTAATCGAAGCAAAATCTCTGGTTGTATATGATATTTTTTTGTTTGCCATATTTTTTATACATTAATAATTACAAAATCAGATTGATTGAAGGCCGAATCCGTTACGATATAATCTATTTTTATGTTTGCTGTATGTTCTCTTTGAGCAATTCCTGGTACTCTAAAAGTTTTTTTGTCATTTTGGTCAATATAAAATCCTTTGTCTTCCAATCCTTCTGATGCTGGTTTGATAGTAATGTTTGTAATTGTCAGATTCGGTATAAATTCGGTCACTGTCTCCCTAATTTCAGCTTCAATGTCAGAAAAAGTAGGTCCATCAAGTGGTTCGAATAAGTATTCATATAATCTTGTCCCAAAGTCAGGTAAATAATATCTTGTCCCTTTTCTAGTTAATAGAAGGTGTACTAAGTTACTTCTTATTTCTTGGTCACTAGTTTGTGATAAGTCGAAGTATGTTCCCAAACTTGAGTCCAAGAAAGGAAAATTTATTCCATATGTTTTACCATCAGCCATAACAATAAATATAATGTGGTGATTATTTCAATAAATACCATAAAACAAAAAATCACGACAATATGTCGTGATTCTTATTTTTTAAGCTGAACATCCAAAACATTCAAATGGTGAATCTGTTGGTTTGTTTGAGACTGGTTCAACGTGAGGTAATGTTGGTGTTACTTTTGGTTTATCCATCTTTGATATATCCATTGCTAAGTGTTTTGCCCCAGTTGAGATTGCTTTTGTTCTCACATAATAACAAAGTGTTTTCAAACC